CTGCATTTGATTCGGATGATTTCTTTATATTTTGCCTCATAATTGCTTTTACAGTTCCGCTAGAGGTGCTTAACCCTTTTCCGCTGGCTTTACTAATCAAAGATGCATTTATAGAAGATGTTTGATTTCCCACTTCTTTAAATTGATTTGATAAAGTTTCTCTAAGATAAAACTTCTTTTGACCTGCTCTGGCACCTGCTGCAACAGCTTGTAGTTTAGCTTGTTTAAACTGTGCGCCCCATTTTTCTAGAGCTTGGATGTTAGCAAGATCTGTTTCCATCCCCCGGATTGCATTTTGATATCTAATTTGTGCAATTTGAGCGGCTGCATTTGCTTTTTCTTGTTGTGCGCCTAGAATACCGCTAAAAATTCCACCGGCAACTCCAATTGCTCCTAGAGTAATTACTGCCATTTTCGCGGCTCCTTTAAAAATTTTTCTATTAAAACAAGAGAATCATCTAAATCTTCTGTATATACATTTATAAAAGAAGAATTATAGTATCTAAGATATTCTTCGATAATATCTGTAGATTTATTTATTAGGTCTAAGGCAGAAAAAGAGTTTTCTAGAGTTTCCCATCCCAGCTTTTCAAGTTCTTTGGGTAAAACCCTTTCTATGCTTTTAATTTGTTTATCTTGATCTCTGCGTTCTAGAATGATAAGTTTATCAACATTGTTAACTGGTGTATTTTCTAAAACAGGAGGCCAAAGTTTTACAGCTTTATCTTTCCAATCTTGATGATGAATTCCATATAAGTTTGTCCATGGATTAATTTCATAGTAACCATTTGGATTTTCTTCTTTAACGGTCCAATAGGGAAACTTTTTACCCACTACGGGTATTCCCATTTTCTTTATTTTTTGCATTAAAAAAGAAGTTCCAACTCTTGGTCCAACTCCGGTAACTACAAACATTATCTGTTCCTTCGGCCCCTAAGAATAGGTCTATGTCTTGGGTCGGCCCGTTTTCTATCTACATAACGATACCCCCCTGATATTTTATCTCCAAATAAGTTTCCAACTCTATCGTCTGACATCCACCCCTCAACAATCTGCATTGATTCTTTTTCTTGGTTCTTCTCAATTAATGAATCGACATCATATGTGAGATGATCTTTCCATTGATTAACGGCCAAGGACAAAACATCCACCCGGTCATCATGTGCCAATGCTCCTCTTCGTTCTGTTAAACGAGTAATTTGAATTTGAGTTTCTTTTTCTTTAATAGCTTTTGTATTAAAACAAAGACGATGTTGAGCCATAACTGGTTCTAAAATTCTAATCATCCTAGATTCTTTGGCTCCAGTAACTTTTTCTTCCATTATTCCAATATCAGGACATATTTTTTGCATTACAGGAATCAAAAGCTTGTTAAACATAGCATCACCATAGTTAGACTCTGCTATAATTGCTTGTACGTCATTCTCTAGTGCTATTTTGCATATTTTTTTGAGAACAGAGTCTTCATATCCGCCTTCTAGTCCGCTTAGTTCGTGAATAAAGACGTATCCACAGGACGTAGAGGCCACACAGTACGCTGTCTCGTCTTTTCCTCGTCCCGAAGGGTCTACAAACATAAACTTCTGCTGTGGCTCTATGAACCTCTCAGAGACCCACATAGGCTCGTAGACTCGATCTCCAGACATACCAAATGAAGGTACTTTTTTATTCTCTGTAGAAGAAGCCCACACTACTTTTTCTGGAACTAGTTCGTGATTAAAGTCTAGTACTACTAAATCTTCTAGCTTTAGTGGATATTTTTCAGCATCTGCAAGGCTTGTATCTAGTTTATAGTGCAAGCCAAATAATGTTGGCCCTACTTTGGCTTTTCTTTCCATCAAAACTTCTTTACTAAATCGCTCAGGTTGAGTGGGTTCTCCGGGTTCAATATCTAACGATTTAACCCACTCTGACACGTCTTCATTCTCTGATGGAATATTTGGATCAGGCATAACAGCAGGGAATTTGACAACAGGGTATCCTTCCTTCAGGACATTATAAATTGAATCTTTAGTTTGAGGGGTTCCTAGAAGGATAACCCTGCCGCCAACATTCCTAATCTGCTCTGCCTCAAGGGCTTTATTAAGTAACTTGTGTCTAGCTTGAGTGGTTTCACAATTTCCTTCAATTTCTATATCATCAAAAATTAAATAATCAGCATGAGATCCTGTAATTTGACCAGTAATTCCTCTTGCATAACAAGACCTATCCTGTCCTATTTTAGTTCTATTTTGAATATTAAAAGAAAAAGCATTGTCAATGGTCCCTTCTCCGGGCTTCATATTTGAACAATAGGGAACTAGATCAATAATTCGCCTAGTCATAGAAATAAACTCTACTGCTTTTTGTCCAGTAGCGGATACAACCATGATGGTACTGTTTGGATCTTTAAGAAGAAACCAAGACGCTAAACAAGAAGTGATAACTGATTTACCAAAACCACGACCAGCCTGAAGTTGCATATCTTTGTCTCCGCTTTGCAAAGCATCTGCCATTGCATATTGAGCAGGAGTGGGTTCTCCTAGTCCTAAATACTTAAAACAAGCCCACATGTGGTTTCTAAAATCATCTAACATTTCTTGTGGAATGTTCATGCTTTTCCTTTTCTAGCTCTATTTTTTTTGGGAGACTCTAAGAATGTACTTCCGTTTTTCTTATGACTAACATCTTTTCCTCCCTTACCATATATTCCTCTTTTTCTACGCTCTTTATTTAACTCGGCTCTTCTTTTCTTTTCTTCTGGTCTTCTATTAATCTTAGCTTGAGCCTTAACTCTTTTTTTTCTAGAGGAAGGATTCTTTTTATAATTTTTAGAAGACTTCGAAGTTCCCATTATCTTTTAGCTTTCTTTTTTTTCTTAAGTGCCTTGAAATCTGCACCTGTAATTTTATTTCTAGGGGCTGCTTGTGATGCAATTTTCTTTTGTTTTGGTGATAGTTTTTTCATTTATTTTTCCTCATTCGTTGAGTTTTACGTTTACTTGCTTCTTTCTTTTTAGAAATATAAGAATGAGCAGCAGTTAAACTTTTCTTTTTAGCAGGATCTTTTGTTCTTGATTTAGCAACTCTTGCGCGTTGTTCAATAAGATTAATAATCTGAGACTGTCTTTTGTGTGATTTAGATTTAAAACTAGCTTGTCCTAGTGTTTTTTTAACATCGCTCACACTACTAAACTTAACGGGAACTGTGTCTTTTGGGTTTTCATCTGTATACAATCTACGACCAGAACCCTTGGGTTTTTTTCCTGTTCCTTTAGCTGGATCTTTTCGTTTCATTTCTTTGACTTCTTCTTTTTCTTTTTCTGCCACGAAATACGAGCCGGACCCTTTTTGCGATTCTTAGCAGCAGTACATTGTGCTTTGGTTGGTCTACAAGCTGGGTATGGCCTTTTGCTGCCTCCCTTGGCAGATTTTCTACCGCAAGGCTTTCCTGTTTTGCAGTCTATCCAACCCTTGCCTTTGTTTCTGCTGAACCATTTTCTGAGTCCTTCTTTAGCCATTATTTCTTTCCTTTAGACTTATTGCCCCAGTTGGCTGCTCCGACTTTTCTGCATTTAACTAATGCACCAGAAGCATATGCAGAAGGCCACTTAGTGTATCTGCTTTTTACTTTATGATAGCAGGCATCCTTTTTGCCTCCACCAGATTTTGATTTACTTTTTCTCTTAGCCACTTAGCACCTCCATCTTCTACGGGCTTGGCAAAGTCTTTTGTTTGGAGTTTTTTTACAATTAATACCAAATTGTTTCATTTGACCCTTAGATCTAGCACAATAGCTTTTTCTTCTTTTAGCTCTTTTTCCTGTTGGCTTCTTTTCTGTTACTGCGGTTTGTAGTTTAGATCCGGGATTTTGTCTTCTATACTTAGCAACACCTTTGGCTGTCATGCCTGCACCTTTTTTGGTAGGGCGTTTATCGCCGCTTTTAATGGACATCCCCTTCATGCCCTTACCTTTTCTTTTTTTTGCCATCGGTGGTCACTCCTTTTTGTTTCTTAAATAAAGCTTTTGTGGCTGAAGCTCCTGTTTTTCTAGTGGTCACTCCACAGGCACACTTAAACTTTCTTGTTGGCATGATTTTTCTCCATATCTCTTAGTCTAACTTCGTGGTCTTCTACAATTCCTTTTAGACCTGATAAAGTAACGGCAAGTTCTCCTAACTCGCGTTGAATCTTCCACAGATTTGCTACAATACCTAATCCAATTAGAATTTGCAAAAATCCCCCGAAGTTAACCATTTCCATTTTTAGCTCCCGAATTTAAATGGGACTGCTTCAGAAATTTTTTCCTCTACAGCTTTGAGATGTTCTTTTGAAATTGATCCAGCCTCTTCTCTGTTGTCGTTTACTACACCACGAACAACTTGATAAAGACCGGGAGTGCATTTTTGGGGATCTTCTAAATCTCTAATTAGCGCCTCAAAAAGCATATCTTGAAGTTTTGATGGTTTATTATCCATTCATTTTCTCCTGTGAAGTTAATCTATTTAGCATTGCTTGTCTTTTTTTACAAACATTACAGGGTTTTACTTTCTTATAGGTAAAAAAATCAATTGTCTTTTTAACCCAATCACCCAGTTTTATTTGTCTTTTAGGCTTATTTATATAAACATTTGTATGAACATTTACGGGATCGTCATAAAAAGCATGAAGAGAAAAGTCATCATTAACAATTGTTTTTACTCGTCTTTTTGTTCCCGTTTTTTGATCTACAAATACAAATACTCCTACTGCTTTCATGGTTATTCCTTTTAACTAACTACTGTCAAGGCAGTGTTATCATTATAATCAAAGTAGTCAAGCTGAGAGAAGCTTCCATACCAAATTAATTGACCATTTCCTGATGATCTATAATCTCTGTCAGAACATCCCATATCAACTAGAGATGAAACGTGTATAAGTCCATGAGTAGTAGAAAAATTATTGTCTATAGGAGCAAAAGATGAGGCAGCTACCTTTTTACCAAAAAATCTAGTAGTATATTCTTTTGATGAATCACCTTGAATAACGCTTTGACAGAATCCACATTCTCCTGCTGTACCAGATCCATTATTATAATCATCAGTTGGGTCATATTGAATTTGAGTATAAAGATATGGATTTGGGTTTTTAATAAATCTTATTTCTGTATTTAAATCTCCATTTCCGGTGATATCATCATGTCTTGGGGGATAGAAAAGCCTTTGTGATCTAGCATCAGATCCAAATCCAGATCCAGTTAGCTCTTGAACTGCCCCAGTTGGGCTTGAATCAGTATTTCTTGGAACCTGTTCCCAAGCATCTGGTGCGGCCTGAGATGCAGCATTGCCTGTAAAGGTTTCGTTTCTGATTCTTTGAGGAGCAACCCCAGATCTAATTTCAAATCTATCGAGAACACCACTCCAAGTATTACTTGGATAAACTTCTGGTCCCCAGAATCTTCCGTTTATAGAACATCCGGCTCTATTTCCACAACATACAGCCTGACTTACGCAAACATTATTATTTGCTGCTCGTTGTAATGCTCCTCCAGATTCAGATAAAGTACATTGAATCTCGTCACTTAAATCATCAAGAGATTCACATAAACAACAAACCTCAACCGCCGTAGGAAGATGAAATTGCCAAGTATCAGGGCCAGTTGATTCCCAAGCCTCGTTAATAAACGCTTCATCTTCTCCATCTTCAATCATTTTAATAACAACTGCTTCTTTACAAGATACAAGCTGTGGGGGATCAACGCTTCGTAATCCTTTTCCTAAATCTAGCTCTCCATTTGTAAATTGTAGTCTTTTAGAATTATAGTTTCCTTTCCAAGTCTCAGGAAATTCATTATCTTCGCACTCTCCTGCGTTTGCATATTCTTTTACTGCATTACAACAGTTTGTAAAAGCTGTGCCATCTACGCCATCTCCTACACCGCCGCCTCCTCCTGTGCCATCGCAGAATAGACCTCCTGATTGACAATCTTCTTCTCCACATTTACAAGTACCGGGATCAAAACTATCACCATCTCCATTGTAATTAGTGCATATCTTTTCTGGACCCTTGTCAGCACTAAGTAAATCATCAACCGCTCTGTTGTATTTATCTCGTCCACAGTCACATATTTCAGCTAGTGTTGCTTGTCTAAATACTCCTTGATATCCTTCTCGGCACCATCTCCATTCCATACTTCCTTGGAATATAGAATCTGCTGTTCCCAAACAACTTGGTGTATCTTTTGTTTTATTATCAGTAGTTCCTAAGCTATTAGCAAAAGATTTTACTCCGGGTTGTGCATAGCTTCTGTAGAATCCTTCCCACCATTGGAAAAACTTTGGGTGAATTCTAGTAGAAGTATTTGCAATGTGAGCATTATGAATACTTTCAGGAATAGGCATTGATATACCAAAAACACATCTGTTTGTTGCTGATGTTGTGTTTAGATTTGTGCTTACTGAA